AATATGAAGCTAAATTGCATCGTGATTTAAAAAATGACGCAGCTACAATATCAGTCATTCCACCTTTGTTGGTAAATGCCAGAAGAGGTGGTTTAAACACTACGATTGCTCCAGCAAGTCAACTTACAACTACAAGAAATGATGATATCAGCTGGTTAAATCCACCACCGGTATCTCAAGGTTCGATGGAAGCGGAAGATGCTGCCATTGCGGATGCGGAAAAATATTTCGGCAATCCTGAAAAGCCGGAGCAGAAACAACTTTATCAGCAATGCATGATTAATCGTTGGCTGGATTCATGGAAGGAAGCTTTGGCACAAGCTTTATGCCTTTGTCAGCAGTATCTAGCTCCTGAGTTTGTAGCTAGGTTAACAGGTGGTGCAGTTGAGGATATTGCAGTACAGCAAGATGACATTGCTGGAAGGTATGACCTGAGCATGCGTTTTAATGTTGATACCCTCAACCCAGAATTTATGGAGAAGAAACTGGATGCTGTTATGAAGCTCACGCAGTTTGATGTGACCGGTGCTCTGGACAGAAATAAACTTTTAGAAATTATGGCAGAGTCGATTGATCCAATGCTGGCTAAGATGGTAGTCATGGATAAGGCAACTGCTGCACAAAGGGAAATCGAAGATGAGCAAAATGCTTGGATTAAAATTATTAATGAGATTGAACCTATACCAAAAGAGGGAGTTAATTTTGAGCTTCGTCAGCAAACTGCTCAGCAAATTATACAGACTTCACAGGAGCTACAGAAAAAGATGGCAGAAAAGCCACTCGTTAAGCAATTGTCGGATAATCGGATGCAGTATCTGCAATTCGGCATACAGCAAATGGAAAACGCCCAAATTGGAAGAGTGGGAGTTAAATCTGTAAGTGGGAACTATTAATGTGGAGTTGTTAAGTAAGTTGTTTAAACGCAGAGCATCTTTAATAAAATACCCTCAACCTTTGACCGGTGAAGAAGTGAAAAATATTTTCGCAGATCAGGGGGAGGACAATAAGATTTGGCAAGCACTTGACACTATAATCGATGCAGCACTTCTAGATTCAGTCAACGATGTCGCAGACTCTAAAAACTCGCCAGAGATGTTTTCTCATAGTGCAGGAAAAATTGATGCACTAGCTTTACTTAAATCACAAATCGAGGATTACAAACCATGGAAGAATGGGAAGATATTTTACAAGAAGAACTAAGCAACAAATGTGCAGATTATATGGAAAAAGGATTAACAAGCAGACAAATAATTGGAGTTCTGGAGACTCTGAAAGCAGAACTTTTGCCTAACATAATTGTAGTGGAGGACGAATAATGCCAAGAACCAAAAAGAAAAGAAAAGCTAAAAAAGGATTATACGCTAATATCCATGCAAAACGAAATAGGATTGCAGCAGGAAGCGGAGAAAAAATGAGAAGTGCAGGAGCTAAAGGAGCACCTACAAATAAAGCATTCAGGGATTCAGCAAAAACAGCAAAAGCATAACAAAGGAGAAATTTAATATGCCATCACATTACGGACATAAAAAAACAAAAAAATCTACAATGCGGAAAAAGGTAGTCAAGTCAGGATCGACTACGAGACGCAAGAAAGGCTAACGAGTGAAAAAGTTTGTGTTTGCCTCTGACTTGCACGGAGACAAACAAGACTACGATGCTGTTGAGCATCTCCATAAGTTTGTAGAAGAGTTCAAACCCGATGTGAGAATCTTCGGGGGTGATTTGTTTGACTTTTCTCCTTTGATGAGATCAGCAGATGCAGCAGAAAAAAATGCGAGTATGGAAGCAGATGTGGAAGCTGGGATGAAATTTTTAAATGATTATAAACCACATCACTTCTTGCTGGGAAATCACGATGACAGACTTTGGCAGACTGCGTTTAAACATTCAATTGGTATTATGCGAGATACTGCAAAGATGGGTATTAAGGACATTGAAAATGTTTGCCGGAAGTTAAAGTGCAAGATGTACCCTTACGATGTTGATAAAGGTATTTTAAAATTAGGAAAAATAAAATTTCTTCATGGTTATTTCCATGGGATCACAGCAACAAAAAAACATGCCGAAACATTTGCGGATCGGGGTGGTCTTGTAGTCCATGGTCATATACATTCTATTCAGCAGCATACAATACCAAGGCAGGGAGGTGGTGCTGGAATTTCTGCAGGGTGCTTGGCTACTACAGCAATGGACTGGAATCGAGCAAAGGTGAATCGTTTGGCTCATGAAGCTGGCTGGGTTTATGGGTATTACACCAATCAGGGATGGGCAGTTTATGTTGCTAAACGAATGGGGGGAGAATGGTTCTGGATTTAAAATGGGTTGAGCGTTTACAAGCATTGTCAAATTCCAAGGCAAATGAGCCGGAGGGTGAGGGTTGGTTTACTGCTTCAGAATTTCAAAATAAAACCGGAATAGGTATCACTCGGTCACACAGACTTCTCAGGGCTGGTCTAGCAGACAAAACCATTGAAATTTACAAAGGTAGTGTCTGGTCAGAAACTCAGCAGCAACTGGTTAGAAGAGTCTGGTATCGCTTTATTAAGCCCAAGAAGGACGCAAAATAGTCATCCCCTTGACTTAAAAGGTTACGAGAAGAAGCGTGGATGTAAGTCCGTGACTTTTCACGAGTAACAATCATCCAACGCCAGCGATAATAAACCTATGGTAGAAATTGAAGACGAGGTCGCTCCTCAAGAAACAGCAGAAGAATCAGAAAGTCTAATTGATATTTCCGAAATAATGGAAGCATCAGGAATTAGTAAAAATTCGTTCATTGATAATGCATCAGAACCTGAAGAGGTTGCTGAAGAAAGTGAGACTGAGACAGAGACAGAAGGGGAAAATGTTCCTGCAGAAGCAGAAATAGAAGATTCTGAAGAATCTGTTAAATCAGATGACTCTGGTGGTGTAAAAAAGAGAATCGGCAAATTGGTTGAAGCTAAAAACAATGCTTTAGCTGAAGTCGAGGAACTTAGAGCAGAGCTAGAAGGTTTGAAAGACAAACCAGTCAAAACTCAAAAAGTTGAAACAAAAGGTTTAGATAAATTCAAAAGTGTCAAAACCATGGAAGAACTTAAAGATCGGGAAGAAAGTGCTGAGCACCTTCGTGAGTGGCTTTTAGAAAATCCAGATGGTGGAGATTACAAGGATTTAACCGGAGCAGATCATGATGTAGATTATGATCAAGCTAGGCAATTAATGGTAGAAACCGATAGAGACTTGCGGAAGAATATTCCAAAAGTAGCAAACCGGTTAATCGAAAAGCAAAAGCAAACAAATATTGCAATGCAAACTTTCGGTTGGATGAGCGATCAAGCTAGTCCTGAATCTAAGGAAGTAAATGCCATTTTAGCGAATAATCCTTTACTTGCAGAATATGTTTCAACCGATCCGCACGGACTAATTACAATAGGTTATGCGGTTGAAGGTTTTAAGGCTCAAAGAGCAGCACAGGCAAAAAAAGCAGGAGGTAAACAACCAACTGCTCCAAATGTCCCAACTGCACCTAGTCGATCAAAACCAAATGTAGTAAAATCAAAAACTCAAACTACAGAATCACTTTTAAAAAAAGCAGCCTCCGGAGATGTAGACGATGCAGCATCTTACATAGAATCAATCTTATAATAGGGGGAAATAATCATGGCTGGGATAGTCGAGAGATCACAAAATTTAAAGAGAGAAGACCTTTCAAATCTTCTCACAATCGTAGATAAAAAAAGCACACCCTTCCTTTCAGAAGTTAAAAAGGGTAGTGCTCCACGCAACTCACTTCTTGAATGGGGTGTAGACAAGCACAAAATTAATCAAGTTCAGGCAGCCACTTATACTTCTGGCGTTTCTGATAAGATTCCAGTCGATGGTGAAGATACCACGAGTGCTGATTTCGAGAACTATGATGATCGTGCAAAGTGCCAAGTGTATGTCCAGTACGCTCGCAGATTTCCAAAGGTCAGTCGCTTAGCTGATATGACTTCGGATATCGCTGGAGTTGGTTACAAAAAGGAAATGGCAAACAGCATTGCTAAGGCTTTGGTAACTCACAAAAGAGACATCGAGGCAACTCTTTGCTCTTCACAGGAAACCAATCAGGAGTCTTCATCTGATCCATATCAAACTCGTGGATTGGGTAAATGGATTTCTTCAACCACTCAAAGTACTTTACCAGTACCAAGTGATTTCCTTACGCCAGCAAACTCTATAGGAACTTCAACTGCAGCAGCTGCCAAGGAAGAAGATTTGCGAGACATCTTGCAAAGTATCTATGAGCAGACTGGCGAGTCCGACAAAACCTTTTTTGGTCTTTGCGGAACTTCGGTTAAGAAAACCATCTCTGAGTTTACTCTCTTCACCAATCGTACCAACAACCTTGTCATGTCAAATCGTGATACGGATGAGGGTCGCTTGAGTGCTGCAGTTGACATCATCGACTCTGATTTCGGTACTATCACATTGAACCTTTCCAGCTTCCTAGAGCAAGATGCTCGCAATGCTGGAACATACGATGCAACAGCTGGTCAGGGTACATTGTTCATTCTTAATAAACCACAACTTGAGGTCGCATTTGCGGAGAACACGAATGTTCGTGAACTTCCTGATCTTGGTGGTGGTGCTCGTTCTTTGATCGAGTCCGTATTTGCTCTCAAGTCCTACTCCGGTGGTCTTGACCATGGCAAATACACGATTACCTAATTTGGTAGTTATTCATAATTAGTGTCGGCAATGCTCGATGGCAACAAAGAGATAGTAGTTAATGGGGTAAACTACACTCGTGAGGTTTTTGATAACCTTGCTGAGTCTCATGCCATCGAGCTTGCTCGCGCTGAGAATGAACAGATTGCATTAATGCAAGCTTGGCAGCGTCAATCGGGTGGACAATGTAAAAATTATATATTTGGAGAATTGAGATTTAAGCTTTGTCCAGAAGTTTACAATTTCTGGAAAGATAAATTGCATGAAAATATCTGGCATGATGAAGGATTTAAAAAATGGATTGGCAAGCGACATGGTGACTTGCTGAAGATAAATTCCATATCAGATAAAGTTCACCTTCTTATCTCATGAGGAGCGTTACATATACTAAGGTAAAGGAAGGCGTTGCTGCTATGGCAGGAATTGATCCTACCAGTATCCTGAGCCATGAAAATGTTTTACTAGCTGAGTATATAAATGATGCAGTAAAATACTGCTGGGATTATTATCCTTGGGCAGAATTTACAAAAACGGAAGTACGATATTTTAGGGATCAATACGATCCGACTACTATATATAGTCCTGACCAAGAAGTTTACTATCAGGGCAAATACTATCGAACTTACTTGGGTGCAGGAGCTGGGGTCTTACCAACAGATGTAAGGAACTGGGTAGAAGTTGGAGATGTTGACGCAGCACCAGAATGGTCAGAAACTGGCGTTTATTTTATTGGGGCAAAAGTAAAATATAATGACAAACTTTATTTAGTTCCGAATGAGTCAGAACAACCTGACATTCCTTATTGTTTTGAAATTGATGGAAAACTGCCAGATCAATTTTTCACAGAATTAGACGAAACTTTTGATCGTTTTATAGCTTACGAGCAAACCGGTAAGGATGTAATAGGAACATGCTTATCAATTACTTTAGATGACCCAAGGTATAACGATACTACACCTTTAAATTGGAGAGAAGATCGGGAAGGAATTTATATAGAACCTTATGAAAAATCATTCAATCAAGTCTGGCTGCGTTATCGTCTTGAAGCTCCTACTTTTACTTCACAGAGTAATTCGGAAGAAGTGCCAAATTTTCTCACTCCGGCTATTAAAGTATATGCGTACAAAGCGTTCTTAATTGCAGATGGGCAGCATGAAAAAGCACAGCTACAAGATATATATGGTTTAGATTTACTGGTCAGGGAACTAGATAAATTGGACATGCAGCAGGATCGTGCTGCACCATTTACAATAACTAAAGAACCATATAGGCGTTTAAACGC